AAAAAATTAATGTTTGCAATGATACTATTTTTAGCATCAATAGTATTTGTAGCAACTGGGCAAGCGGACTTTGGCCAATGGGCAGAGTTTGTAAAATGGGTATTTGGAATATATGCTGCAGGTAATGTGGGAGAACATGTTTCAAATAAAGGTGTAAATATCCCAGGCGTAGGGTCTGAAGAAGAATTAGTATAATATTCCAAAGATTAGATAATGATAAAACTCAAAGACATATTAAACGAAGCAAGTGAAGGAGAACTAATTGATATACACAAACCCTTCAAGTTTTGGGATGAGGTTAAAGAACGTCTTAAAAAAGATTTGAAAAAATATAAGATGGAAGCTAAAGGATCGTTTGGAGGTCCAGAGTGGAGTAAGGTAGAGATGCCGTTCGGTCTGCATATATTCCAGTATGCATATTCCAGAACAGTACAACCTCGATACCATGGAAGTGGAAGTGATGATAATCAACTTTTAAGTATTGTTCGAATATTCATCAAAGTTCTAACAGATGAGCAGTACCAAAAGGTGAAAGAAGGTAGAAAAATAAACCTTGATGGTATAATGACTTTGGAGATGAAGGTAGAATATAATCATAGTGATGGTCGTTTTATTATTACCGGTTCACAACTAAAATGGTTTCATCCATTCAAAAAAAGTATTTTCAAAATGAGTTTAGGTACTGGGGAAACAGATGACTTATTAGATTATATAGAAAGGGAAATAAAATTCGCAGTTAAAAAGCGAGGAAACAGAATAAAGGGTGCTGCGTTTAGAGTGGTATAATAAGAAAGGGAAATAATATGGAAAAATTCAACATCAAAGAATGGCAAGAAAAACATTTAAACGAAAGTCAAAAACTAGATGCACCTGCTGAAGCGCTTTTAGATGCAATTCAGACCGCTAAAAGGTCAATTAAAAACTTAGATGATATTACAGTACAGGCCACATCTAAAGGTAATTGGAAGGTAATGTATAAAGGTAAAAAGCTTTTTATATTGAATCGCAAAAACTTGAGTGATGATACTATTAGGAAATATGGCCTTGAAGGATAAATTAAAAGGTATAAGAAAGGGAAATAATATGACTTGGGATGATAAAAAATGGCGCAGACAACAACACGATCTGCAAGAAGCTGAGCAACAACAACAGCAACAGCAAGCGCAAGGTGATGAGAAACTAACTCAAATGATAACCTCTATGAATGATTACGTAATGAATTTACAGACAACATTACAAGCATTACCTAATTATATACCATTCCTAATGAAACCAAATGATCCAGCTAAAGCACCTGATCAAAATGCTATTGATAGAGATACAATTATTTCAACTATGAAAACATTAGATGATAATCAAAAATTATTAACACAAACATATGCATTTTTTAACAAATATATAAATCAAAAGTATAAGTTTAATCCAGGAAAAATGATGAGTAAGCCTGGAGAGAGCGCTCAGGGTAATAGATGAAGAAATTTATGAAGTATATTAAGATTGTAATAGGAGCTATAGTGTCTATCTTAGGTATTTTATTAGCTGCAAAAGCAATGGGTAATCGACGAAAAGTAAATCCAAAGATTGCAAAAAATGATGCTAAGGTAAAGCAGCTGGAAACTCAAATTCATGAAGTAAAAGCTGAAAAAGAAAAATTAAATAATGAGCTAACTGATCTAACAAAAACTGCAGATGGTAGAAGTAAGCAGGTTAAGGATGCAAAAAAGAACGTTAAAAAGAACGACCAAACAATAGCGGATTTAGAAGCAGCTCTAGCAGAAGCAGAGAAAAACTTATGAAAACAAGATTACAAGATTTAATCGACAAAAAAACACTTAAACAAATAAATGAAAGTGTTCTTGGAGATCTTCCAAGTAAAAAACTTATGAAAATGAAATGGAATCCAGTAACTGAATCCACACCAGATATGGAACCTATAGAAGAAGGCAACAACACTCAATACTCTTGGGGACAGATAAATAAAGCTTTAATGAAGTATGGTATGTCACCTAGACATATTGGTGAGTTTCTTCTAATACTTAAGAAAATATAGTAAAAATAACAAATATTAAAAAAGGTTACACATGAAAAAATTAGTTACAATTATAATATTCCTTATTACGTTCAACTGCTTTTCGCAGACAAAAGATTATAAGAACGCCTACGAACTTTCGAAACAACTTAATACAGAATATAAATTAAAAATCACTTCACAAGATTCTGTAATTTCAAAACAAGACTTATATATTTCAGATTTGAATAGTATTATTCTCGTTAATAAAAAATTAACAGCTAATGATTCACTTCAAATATCATTATTAGAATCACAAAAACTATTCCTAAATGAAAATATAAACCTTTACAGAAAGGAATTGGATAAAAGAAATAAATTCTGGAATTCCCCTACAGGAGGGGTTGTATTAGGGATAGTTGGTACAATAGCGATAATACACATTATAGACTATAGTTTACCGCAATAAGTTGGAAATATAATATATTTTCCGTATATTTATATATAAGTGGATAACTATATATGGCTAAATCATTAAAAGATATAATAAAATTAGAATACACGAGATGTGCACAAGATCCTGTACATTTCATGAAAAAGTATTGTTATATTCAACACCCACAAAAAGGTAAAATTAAATTTAACCTATTCCCATTCCAAGAAGCATCACTAACACAGTTTAGAGATAACGATTATAATGTAATTCTTAAATCACGGCAGCTAGGTATATCAACATTATCTGCAGGATATTCTTTATGGACAATGTTATTTCATAATGATAAAAACATTCTTGTAATTGCAACAAAGCAAGAAGTTGCAAAAAACCTCGTAACAAAGGTTAGAGTAATGCATGATAATTTACCTGCATGGTTGAAAGGAAATTGTGTTGAAGATAATAAACTATCACTAAGATTTTCAAACGGCTCTCAGATAAAAGCAATATCTAGTTCTGGAGACGCGGGTAGATCTGAAGCATTATCATTATTGATAATTGATGAAGCTGCATTCGTAGATCAAATTGATGATATATGGGCAGCTTCGCAACAAACCTTAGCAACAGGAGGTGGAGCAATAATTCTCTCAACACCAAATGGAACAGGAAACTTTTTTCATAAAACATGGGTTGGAGCAGAAGCAGGTACAAATGGTTTTAATCCAATAAAATTACACTGGACAATGCACCCGGACCGTGAACAAGATTGGCGAGATAAGCAAGATCAATTACTAGGTGAAAAAATGGCAGCACAAGAATGTGATTGCGACTTTATTACATCAGGTTATACAGTTGTAGATGGTACAACACTTCAATGGTATCTAGAAAATCAAGTTCAAGATCCAATAGAGAAACGAGGGTTTGATGGAAATTATTGGATATGGGAATACCCAGATTATACTAAAGATTATATGATTTCAGCTGACGTCGCTAGAGGGGACTCTACAGATTACTCTACATTTCATGTAATAGATGTAGAATCATTAACTCAAGTTGCTGAATATAAAGGACATTTACCAACTAAGGATTTTGGTAATATGTTAGTAAATGCTGCAACAGAATGGAATAATGCACTACTAGTAATAGAGAATGCAAATGTCGGTTGGGCAGCAATACAACCAGCAATTGATAGAGATTATCCAAATCTATTCTATTCATCAGCTGACTTAACAGTCGTAGATACAAAAATACAGTTAAAAAAGCGATACGACTTAAAAACTAAAGAGAAGATGGTCCCAGGATTTACGACTACTTCGAAGACGAGGCCACTAATTATATCAAAGCTAGATACCTATTTCCGGGAAAAGGCATGCATTGTTCGATCTAAGAGATTAATCGATGAATTATTTGTGTTTGTTTGGAAAGGTAGCAAAGCTCAAGCTCAAGGCGGGTATAATGATGACTTGGTAATGGCTTATAGCATAGGAATGTGGGTGAGAGATACAGCGTTAATGTTAAGACAAAAGGGGATGGATTTAACAAAGAGTGCATTAAGTGGTATAACAGTAAACAGAGGCCCTGGAGTATATACAAGTAATGCACCAGACAATAATCCTTGGGTGCAAAAAGGTCCACACGGAGATCAAGATCTCACGTGGTTAATATAATAAAGGTTACTAAAGAGGAAAAAATATGGCAGATAAATCACTATTTTCAAGACTAAGAAAATTATTTTCAAGCAACGTTGTTGTGAGAAATGTTGGTGGAAAACGATTAAAAGTACGAGATACATCTAGACTACAATCAGTTGGTAATTCAGTTACTATGGGGGTTGATAGATTCTCAAAACTAAGAAAAACAAATATTAATTTTGGTTATGGAACACCATCACAACAAAATTTTTCATATCAAAAAAATGAACTATATGCAGATTATGAAACAATGGATACTGATGCAATTATATCTTCAGCATTAGATATATATGCAGACGAATCAACAATGAAAAATGAATTTGATCAGGTATTAACTATACAATGTCAAAATGAAAATGTACAAAAAATATTACATAATTTATTTTATGATATTTGCAATGTAGAATTTAATCTATGGCCATGGATTAGAAATATGTGTAAGTATGGAGATGCATTCTTAAAATTAGATATTGCAGAAGGGTATGGTATTGTTAATGTAGTTCCACTATCATCATATGAAATGACTCGTGAAGAAGGTGAAGATATGGAAGATCCATATAAAGTAACATTCAAGCAAGATGGTGGAATGGCTCAAATGGATTATCAAAATTTTGAAATAGCACACTTTAGATTATTAAGTGATGCAAATTTCTTGCCTTATGGTAAATCAATGATAGAACCAGCAAGAAAAACATGGAAGCAATTAACAATGATGGAAGACGCGATGATGATTCACAGAATTATGCGTGCACCAGAAAAAAGAATTTTCAAAATAGATGTTGGTAACATACCACCTAATGAAGTTGATACATACATGCAAGGTATTATTGATAAGATGAAGAAAGTACCTTATGTAGATCAAACTACCGGTGAATATAATCTTAAATTTAATATGCAAAATATGATGGAAGATTTTTACTTACCAACAAGAGGAGGTGAATCAGGTACCGGTATAGAATCTGTATCAGGATTAGATTTTAATGCTATCGATGATATTGAATATTTACGTAATAAAATGATGTCAGCGTTAAGAGTGCCAAAAGCATTTTTAGGTTATGATGAACAAGTAGAAGGTAAAGCAACACTAGCAGCAGAAGATATTAGATTTGCAAGAACGATTGAAAGAATACAAAGAATTGCAATTTCAGAATTAACAAAAATAGCTATTGTACATCTATATACTCAAGGGTTCAAAGATGCAGATTTAGTTGATTTTGAATTATCACTTACAACTCCCTCCACGGTATACGAACAAGAAAAAATTGCAATTTGGCAAGAAAAGATAAGACTCGCAACAGATATACAAGGATCAAAATTATTATCTGATGAATGGATATATGAAAATATATTTAATCTAGGAGATGCAGTTTGGCAACAAGAGCGTGAAAGCGTTATTGCTGACTTGAAACTTAAATTCCGTCAACAACAAATTGAAGCTGAAGGAAACGATCCAGCTAAAACATTACGTTCTTTTGGAACACCACACGATCTTGCATCATTAGGATCACAAGCAGTAGATGGAGCTCCTGAAGGAGATGAAGGAAATAATCAAGTAGGTAGACCAGATATTGGTTTAAAATATAAATCAACAGAACATCCAGGAGGTCAAGATCCTATTGGAGATAAAGATTTAGGTAAGACATATGATAAAGATGATAATCCTCTAAAACATAATTTTCGAGGTAACAGTCCATTAGCTAGAGAGGATCGCAGAGTCAAATATAAAAATGTTCTTAAATCGCTGAAGTCAACGGCAAAAAGCAAGAGTGTTCTTAAAGAGTCACTTGGTACTGAAAAGCCTGATTATGATGACACAGGAGGATTGCTAGACGAGAACAATATTATTGACGGGACAGTGTAGTCTTTTTATATTTCCTCATATTTATTTATGATGGAAACTATACTTTAAGGTAAAAGATAATTATGAATACAAAAAAACATTCTAAGATCAAAAATACAGGTATTCTATTCGAGCTACTCGTGCGTCAAGTAGCATCGGATACACTATCTTCAGATAAATCTGAAGCAATTCGGATTATCAAAGAATACTTCTCTAATAAAACACAATTAGGGAAAGAACTACAACTATATCAAACTATTATTAAAGAAAAGTTTAATAATGAGTCACAAGCTAATAGATTTATTGATGCAGTCATTACATCTAGAAAAACGTTAAATAAAGGTAAGTTACGTCGAGAAAAATATAATCTTATTAAAGAAATCAAAGAACATTACGATTTACAAAAATTTACAAAAGCTAGAGTTGATAATTACAGAACACTAGCTTCAACATATAATATATTTGAAAGCACAACACTACGCCCAGCTGAAAGCGTGAGACTCAGATATAATTTAATCGAAGCTGTAACAAATAAGAAAACACACAAAGTAGTCAAAAAACAAATCGTATCAGAATATCAACAACAAGATAAAGATATGCAATTATTATCATATCAAATACTTGTTGATAAGTTTAATGAAAAATATGGTGATTTAACAGTTAAGCAAAAGAAGGTTTTACGTGAATATATTAATAATGTATCCAACACAAGCAATCTTAAAGAACTTATATCAACTGAAGTACCACACATTAAG